CGTGGCAGTACCAAACTGCACTTGCGACTGGGGTGAGTGCGCCATTGATGCCGAGTCATCAACGTCCTGCTCAATGCTTGGGGCCGTAAATACAAAAGGGCGACCGGATGTACCAGAGTCGCGTGCACCTTGCGTGCCGCCAATCAAAGCGCGGACGGCAGACGGATTGTTTTTGCCAACCTGTGATGACCAGAACAGCGCGTATTCGTTGAGGTTTAGGTTGTTAAGTGCAAAAGTGCCAAGGCGGACACCGGCAATTTTCGGCGTCGCTAGTCCGTACTGACCGGCAACGTAGATGCCCTCAAATGCGCGGTAGGTTCCGTAGGAGTAGACGCGGCTCCAAACAAGTGCGGGTGTCAGTGTCAGACCGCCTGTATCTACACCATCGGCGCCAAAGTCGAGCTTACCGAAAGGAATCGGAATGACTTGCCCGTACTCGGCAAGAGACGCGATGTTGTCGAACGATGAGGTCTGATTGAAGCGGCTGGGACCAATCTGGTTGCGTAGCTCGCGCTGCTTGACGCGCTTATCGGAAATAGCGGGCGGCTTTGGTGCCAGCAACATGCTGGCGGCGGTTAAGGCAATGCCGATGGCAAGGTTGGTAAGAATAATTGTTGTTGCTGACTTTGCTGCAGCTTGTGCGCCTAAATACGATACAGCTGGTATTACTCCAGGTCCCAGTGCGTAAATCTCCGGTATATGTTCATATTGAGCAGGGCGCACATGTACGGCATCACGCGCATAACGGACAAACTGCTTATAATCCTCTTGGCTACATCCAAGCGCTTCGATCAGCGCAACTTCATACGGTAGGAGCGGCGGATCGTAAGCTTGTCCGCCGGTTTCCAATCCACTGCGGAGATCAAGGGGTTTATGAAGAGGATACCGTTCTGCCATGTAACCCCAAATGCCAGCGGACTGGCAGCCAACAACGTGATGTCACCATCGTAAGCCGGCCAGTCAATGCGATTGCAGAAGCGTTCCAGCTCTCGCAAGACTTGCCGTGGGGTCATGGCGTACCAGTCGGTATTGACCTCTGGTGGATTCATGCCCATTTCGCCTAAGGCGTCGAGGACAAGGTTGATGCAATCGTTCTCGCCGTAGGTGTAGGGGCGACCAATCAGGTGCTTACACACGTACAGAGCTGGTAAAGGGGATGTTACCGATTGTGCGGCGCGTCAACCGGCGGGCTGGTACGTTTGCATCAACGGCATCCAGCACGCTATTCAGCGAAACTTGGATGCTGGTTTCATCCCAGCCGCCGGCAGAGCAGACACCCCAATAGCTGTACAGAACGCGGGCGATGCTGGCTTCTGACCACAAAACTGTGGTCACTTTGCCGACCCACAAACCCTGGATTGCTTCGGCGGTCCAGTTGCGCGTGATATCGGTGTTGCCGAATTGCAAGGTGGCGTCTAGGTTGTCGCCCTTGAGCGTTGCAACCGCACCACCAAATCCGAAAGGTAGATATAGGTAGTTGCGATCGTTGTATGTAATTTGTTCGTTGATGCGAAAATTTTGGAAGCTGAAGCGGGTTTGATTGGTAGGGCCTAACTCGAACAAGTGGCCGTAATTAAATTCCATCAGATTCCGAGCCTCCCGCGAGCAGCAGCGCTGTTGGTCAAGGTTCGCATGGCGCGGCGTTCACCTTGGATAGCGCCTTGTTGGGCGGCTTGTGCCATGCCGGCTCTAAATTGATCAGCCGTAACGTAGTCCACATTGTTGATGCGTTCCACGCTGTAGCGAACGTCGATTGGCTCCATCGTTGCGGTTGCTGCGCCGCCGCCTTCAGTGCTGGTGCCATTGCCGGGGATGACGGATTCACCACGGGCGCCACGCGAATAGCGGGACATTGCGGCGGACATTTTGGACTGCGGGATGACGTACTCTGGTTCGCCGCCTTCGCCAATCAAACCCATTGTGGGGCTTGTAACTACGCCGCCATCGGCAAAGGCTTTAAACCCTCCGGGCCAATATGCACCATCCTTGGCACCCTTAAATCCAAAACCTGCAGCGAGGAACGAAAACACACCTTTACCATCGCCGCCGCCTAAAGCACCAAGTGCTTGCCCAATGGCGTACATAATCAGCATTTTGCCAATTGTTGCGAGCAGATCAGACCCAAGCTTTTTCAACGCGTCACCAAGGTTTTCGGTGCCAGACACTGCAGCATCAATTGCGCTGCTAAAGCTACTGGCAACGGTATTTGCTATGCCGTCAAATAGATCTTTTTCCATTTGCAGCTTGGCATTGGCAGCTTCCTGCTCTTTTGTGAGCTTCTGGATTTCAGCAATTTTGCGGCGGATCGCTTCTTTGTCTGCGTCGCTAAGTGTTATGCCCTGCGCTTTTAATTGGTTTTCAATCTCTAAAAATTGAATTGCCTGTTTTTGAACGTCCGTCGTGGCTTGAAGCTTTAGCAGCTCCATTTCAAGACTGGAAACAACATCTTCAACGGCACGCTTTCTTTCACTAGCAAGCTTCTCAAGTTCGCCGGCTGTCTCAATCCCTGCAGCATCAAGATCCGCTAAAGCCTTTGCCAGCAATGCCTGCTGTTCGCGTTCATCCGTGACACCTTCAAGGGATTTTTGATATTCAACAAGAATTTGCTGATTACGCTCTTCGCCTTGTAAACGAATGGCGAGTTGCTTATCGCCAGCAATTTCTGCTTGTGTAATTTTGCCTCTAATTAAAGAAAGCTGCTTAGCCGCTTCAGTTTCAATTTGCAGTCCACGTATGCGAGCTTGTAAACGCTTTTCTTCCTCTGCCGCCTTATCTTTCTTTTCTTTACCACCGCCTTCACGATCAAAAGGCATTTGCGGTGTTGGGGTAGGCGTGGGCAAACCAGCACCAGTTTCTACGCGTGTTGGCAATCCCATTGTTGCTTGCGCACGTAATGCCCGCTCAGCAAGAACAGTTCGACGCGCACCTGCTTGTGCAGTCGTTGGAACGCCAAACAAAGGCGCGAGGGGACCCAGCAGTGTTTGAGCTGCAACAGTGCTAGGTGCACGATATGTCGCTTGCTCCTTTCTAACTGCCGACAATGTTTGTTTGGCTGTTTGTTTTTGTTCTTCAGTAGCGGAACCTCCGTAAATGGCTGCAGCGCCACCAGCTTCGCGTTCCCTGCGAAGACGAGCTGTTTCGATAGCTGCCGCTACGGCTTCTTGGCCTTGCGTAAGAATTTGAACGGTTACTGTTATGACTCCTATGGCAGCGATTGCCGCCAAAGCGCCTTGCAATGCTCGTACTTTGCCAGTTGCGCTAATAGTTGACGCTTCAAGTGTTTTTGTATTTGCTGTATAAAGAGCGAAAGCTGATGCACTACCTTTGGCTGCCGTACCAGTCGCGGTGACAGTTGTCGCCATCCCCGTCATGGTGGCAAAGAATAATGCCCTTAAGCCGATAATTGCGTCAATAGCTTTTTTGAGCAGAATCAACTGAATTATTGCTTTAGCCAAGGAGCCTGCCGCATTTAATGCGGGTTGCGGTATCAAATTCATGGCATCTGCTATGCCGTTGATTGCCTTGGTGGTGTCTTGTATTGTTAACGCGATGGTCGGACCGAAAGCTTTGCCTAATGCCTCACTTAAATTTTTAAATGCCGTATCAAGCCCTTTGAGTGTGTTTTCTAGGCTTCCCTTCATTGTCTGGAAATCCATTTCGGTCTTTCCAGCAGCTCCACCAAGACCCTCAAGGATCATTTGATAATCTTTGCCAGCCTTTGAGTTGGCGGCAAGAACGCCACGTAAAGCCTCTTGTGATCCAAGCAGCGCAGCAACAGCCTCTTTGTTTGCATCTTGTTTTTTGCTGAGATCTTCAAGCAGTCCAGTAAATCCTTTCGCTTGAAGGCCGCCAATGTTCCATTCAATGCCAAGCGCTGCAGCCGCATCTGTGCTTTCTTTTGTTGGCTTAAGAAGGGTTGCCAACGCAGCACTAAGGCCAGTAAAAGCAACCTCTGCCGTTGCGCCATTCTTCGTCGCCGCCGCAACAAATGCGTTGATTTCGTCAATACTGACGCCAGCCAGAGCAGCAGTAGCGGCAACGCGACCTAACTGACTGGTGTAGTCAGACCATTGAACTTGGCCGAATTCAATTGCTTTGCTAATGCTGTCAGTAACTTTGATCGCATATTCACCGCTTAACCCATAAGCATTGAGTGTTTTGGTGGTGACTTCCACTACGCTGGTTACATCAACCAAGCCACCAACTGCAGCTTTTGTCGCAGCTTCAACAACCTTTAAGTTGGCGCCAGTCTCCGTAAAGCCAGCGGACAGCGCTTGATAGCTAGCAGCCGCCAGCTCAGCCTTGCTTGCTACACCGTCAAGTTGTTTGCTAAGAGCACCCAGCCCTTTGTCAAGCGCTTGAACATCGCCGCCAACAGTGGCAAGACGACGCAGATTGGTGTCAAGTTCTTTTACGTCAGCAATAACTTTGGTCAGTGCAAAGCCAGCACCAAATGCTGCCGCAGCCCGCTGTAGCGCACCAAATGCTTTTTCGGTTGCCGCTGCTCGCGTTTCAACCTGCCGTAATTGGTTAACCGCGTTGCGGCTATCAACGTTAATGGCAACGTTGGCAACGACAGACACGGCTTACCTACGGCGTTGCTTCAGTCTACGTTCCTGCTCTTCGTTAAGCAGGTCAAAGTAGCTGCTCCAAATCAGCAGCTCTTCCATGGTGACTTCTGCATTGAGCCGAGCTAACGAATAGCCCAGCTCTTTTGCGACACCAAGTTGTAGTAACAGCAGGTTGTCCTTTTTAAGATCAGCCTTTAGCGCTTTTCATGTCAGTTTCCTGCTGCTCTTCTGGGTTGGTGATGATGGCAAGCATCATGGCTTGAAGGTCGGCATCAAGCACGTCATTTTTCAGCTCGGCAATTTCACCGGCTTGAAACAGGCGCTGACCAGCCTCGTCAACTGCTTTTGTTACGAGCAAGTTCAATGCAAAGCCGTTGGCGTCATCGCCTCCAGGCATCTTCTGTGCGCGTTCACGTTCTGCCATGGTCAAAGCGGTGGCGTAAAACTCAAACGTATCGCCATCGCTCAAGGTAACAACGCGCTTAATAGGCGTCAGGTTTGCAGCCTTTTTCAGCCGAGCAAGAGCAGACAAAACAGGCGCAGGCATAAAAACAAGTCGTTTGTTATTACTTTAGGCACAAAAAAGCCCCCAGCGCAAGCCGAGGGCAAAGATTGTATTTTGAAATCAGACCGAGGTGCTGAAGTCGAAAGTCGGCACACCAGCAGGGCGGAAGGTGATTTCTACCTGTTGAGCGTCGTCAGGGTTGACATTCAGGCTGGCGGTCAGCAGCACGGCATCCATAGCGATGGAGCGGCTCAGGGCTTCAGAGCTTTGCTTGTCGGTGTAGAGCTTGAAAGCGCAACCAACTTGCTGACGCTGCAGCACGTCTTCCACCATGCGGTTAGACAGGGCGGAATCCTCGTTTGTGACGTAAACGGTTGCAGTACCGCTGCCATCAGCAAAGCCCGGAATGTAAGCACGGAAGGGTGCGTACTGGCCAGCAGTTTGACCGATGGTGGTTACATCAATTTCACTGCGGCTGATTTCAAAGCTCCAGCTTTGTACTTGACCGACAGCGGCGTAATCGGCGTAAGCCACTTGGAACTCGTTAGGAGCACCGGCAGTGCCGACATCTGCAAGATTGACAGTAGTTGCAAGCGTCGCATCAGTAGCGACAATCAATGCACCCGTAGATGCCGTGTAAGTTTTGACGTAGTAGGTAGTTTCTGCGGCTAGCGGATCAGGCAGGGTGCCAGTGCCGGCGCCACCAGTTTGACTGTTAACAACGCTGAACTTGACAGGATCACCAGGCTTGAGATTTAGATAAGGCTCAATAGTGATTGTGTCAGTTGCGATGGCTACGCCAGCAGTACCGAATGTACCGGTGGTGCCAGCGGGCTTGTAGTAGAGGGCGCCGGACGTACCGGACAGAACAGTAACAGCCATGTTGTGAACGGTAGTGGCTACGCCTAGTCTAAATAGGCTTCGAAGGTAGCCGTCAACTGAGTTTGGTAAAACGGCTCAGGCGACGCTGGCGTTATTTGTGCCGGACCCGAGGCTGCATCAAAGATGATGCTGGAAAACTTGGCGCGGTCAAACAGATCCTTGATGCGCTCTGCAATGGTGAGGTTGGCACCAGCACCAGATCCTACAGGCGTGAACACATTGATCACCAGTGTGCCATTTTGACGGTTGAAACCCGTTGATGGACCAAGCAGCGTTGCATAGGCATTGTCACCAAATCGAATTGCTGCCTGAATCCAGGGGCTGTTGTTGGGTGGTGTAAACGGTACATTTTCATAGCTGACTGGATAGGCAGGGGCTAATGCCATCTGAGTAGCAATACGCCCTTCGATAGCAGCGCGGACATCGTTTAATGTGCTGCTCATGATTGCCTCCCGATGCGGTCAGCCGCTATACGCACCCTACCTTGAACATCTTTGGCGATGCCTTGAATCCAGCCTGCTTGACCGCCAGGAGCATTTGATGTTTGCCTGCTCCACCCGTTAGCCAGTCGTTCAGCGTATGGCAAATTGTTATGCACGCTGTAAATGTTACCGAGACGTTCCTGCTGATAACCAATACGAGAAATTGGTGGCACGTTGCTGTATTCGCCTTCAGGGGCGATTCCCCCAGGAGCTGAGTTTTCACCAACTTGCCAGCTTTCACGAAAGCGTCCAGACTTTACTGGGCTTGCATTTTTAAGCAACGTATCAGTTTCAAGCACTGATGCACGCAGCAGCTTTTCCATCTGCTGACTGGCATAGTTGCCAATATCGCCAACCCGAATCGTGCGTGCCATTAGACCCTCAAGATTAGTTCGTAGGTAATAGGCGTGTTGTCTTGCTCGATGGTGTCCACGCGGATCACCTGATGCGTGACGCTACTGATGATGACACGATCCGTTGGTGTTGGTGCGTTTGCCAGATCAGCAGCGGCGATCAGCAAACGCTTGTCGGTCGCCTGAATTAGATCGTTGACTTCATTCAGGTTAATATCCTGCAGCACGCCACGAACAACGGTATCGGTCGTGGTTTCGCTAATACTGCCGGTTGTCGGGTTGTACGCACCGGGCACAACACGGCGAATGGTGGCAGTACCACCAAACTTTGCCATCAACTTAGAGGCTGTCTTCCGTAGCGAGCTTGCTAGTGCCATTAGATTTTATATGCGATACATGCACCATTCTGAAGCTGGATGCTCGTAAAGTAACCAGTTAGATGTGCGCCTTGATCAACTGATGCGCCAGAGAAGCTGTTGTCGATAATATTGGTTGAAACGATTGACTGAATCGTGCTGTTTTCATAAAAGTCAATGTGGTGAAACTTGCCAGTATGAACGGCTGTATCTGTAATCAGCTCAGCACCGATTGCGTAATCAACATGACTGGCGCCGCCGTGTGATTTGGCCATGATCAGATTTTGTAAGCGATAACGCCGCCACCGTTATTTAAGGTAAAGGCCGTGAAAACTCCTTGAATTTCAAAACCTGCAGGGAATGATTCGCCAACGGGGCTGTTACCTGTCCAGTTTTGAGCCGTCAGTGCAGCAAAGCTAGTGTTGTTTTTCAAGATAACGATTCGGTTCCAGCGCCCTGTTCTAGCATCAGTCGAAGTGACGAAATCACCACCGATGCTGTAGGTATTGTCAATTGCTTGCAGAGTGGACATGATCAGATCCTGTATGCAACAACTGTACCGCTAGTCAGCGTCACACTCGTGAAGATGCCGTACATCTCACCTGTTGCTTTCAGTGGCACTGCCGTCAAAGCATTGCCGGTGTAATCTTCAGCCACCAGCGAAGCAATCACCGAATCTTCAAGGGCGCAGATCTTGGCAAACCGCCCAGTGTGAGCGTTGGTGTCG